GTTTCTGTATGCTCCTAACTTCTCGCTAAGCATACCCTTTACATTTCCAGCCTTTTTGTACGCATCGTACTTAGTTTCATCTTTCTTGTTAGATGAGGATCCTGTAGCTGGAGTGGATCCTTTGAGAAACTCAGCTTTAGCCTTTGCAACTTCCTTAGCTACCTCAGCATCAAAGAGCTTTTTCATACCCTTTACTCTCTCAGTGAGCTTAGCTTTACGCTCATCCTCATCTGCGATAGTTGCTAAGTCCTCTACAGCGATTAAGTTACGGAAACCAGCATCCAGCCCCATCTCCTGTACTGCATCTACTACATCCAGCTTTAAGCCCTTGATAGTAAGATCCAGATCTCTCTTAGCCTGTGCCTGTAAGCGTTCTTGCTCCTCCGCCTGTCTACGCTCATCCTCTGTCATTTTTTCCTTAGCCTGCTTATCCGCCCACTCTTTTTCCTTTTTCTTGATAGCATCCGTTACTCTCTTGTCTGCCATCTTTTCATACTCTTTCTGGAGTTCTGCTCTGATCTCCTCCTCTGTCTTTACCTTAGGAGTGTTATCTGCACCTGCTCCAGTAGTGTTAGCGTTAGCTGTGGTATTAGTCTGGGTACCGTTACCCTGCTCCTGTGTTTGTGTAGCTGTGTTTGTGTTTACATCTGCCATAGTTGTTATCCTCCTTAAAATGAGTTATATAGTGCTGATCCCTCGTAAGTTATCTGCAAAATATCCCTACTGTTTCTACATATAACAAGCCCACTTAAGCGGTCTAAATATGTATCGAAATACCATAAAAAACCATATAATTTACACTAAATCTCTATACCTTTTGCAAACACTATGAATTAAAAAATGAAACACTTTTATAAGCAAAAAAAAAGAGGCTAACAAGTTTTTACACCTGTTAGCCTCTCTTACTTAGTAAATAACTCCCTCCTCATAAGGGAGTGTAGGTAAATCTCCCCCAGTTTCTATGTTAGGAGGTTTACTGAAAAAATCGCTGTATAGAAATATGCTGTAATATGCTAAGATACTGTTTTTATCTGGGATAAATGTACCTCCAATTTTAGGAACATCACTCATATAACATTTTAAGCGTTCTTTTGTGACTGGATCTGCCTCTACTGTAATCTTATCATCTTGCTCTAATACTACAATAGTTACATTTGTATCTAAAACTTTGCCCTTTACCTTAATTTTTACCACATCTCACACCTCCTATACTAAGCATAAAAGCCCATAAATAAATGTAGCATAATCTGGATCCTCCCATAAATGAGTAGCATCTGTATAGGCGTATTGAAACCCCATACTAACTAACTCATAAGCACTACCTCCATAATCTTTACCCATATAAGGATTTAAGAAATTATCTTTTCTGGTTTTCTCACTTCTAGCATAAACACCGCCTAACCACTTAAGATCCTCCCCTTTGGTTCTTCTATCATAAAATATTTTTTCTGCCTGTAATACTTCCATGATAGTATCTTCAATCCTATGACCTAACTCGTGATAGGCTGTATCAATACAATCCTCCATAGTTTCTCCAGAAATAGCTATCTCATTTCTCCATCCAGAATAATAACCTCTTTTTACCTTTTTAACAGTAAGATTTCCTTTATTTACTGATTGTACTACCCAATCCGTAGGATAGCCATTATAAGCTCTCATTATAGACAATTTTTGAACATTTTTTACATTTGCTGTCTTTTGCCCTAAATGGTTAGCTATATACTTAGTATCAGTATACCCTACATCTCTTATTTTTCCCAGTACTTTTACTAAAGTACTCTCAGATAAATCCTGTCTTAACTTTGTTAAGTTAGCTCTCTCAATTTTATACTCAGATGATAACTTAAAATACTCCTCCCTTAGTTTTTCATATAATTTTTCATCTTTGTTAGGATCCCACATAATTTTACTTAGCTCTTTATACTTCTCATCCATAGTAAATTTTAACTCACTTACTTTTTTATCTAAAGGAGCTAACTGAGAGCTTAAATTTGTTGTTTTAAGATGAGCCATAAGAATATTACCAGCATCGTGTAAATCAGTTTCCTCTATGGATCCTTTTAACTTAACCTTTTTTCTAATCTCTGAAATTTGCTTTACCGCCTCTGCATCGTCTACATGATCCGTATGAATATCCTTATCACTTTTAAGTTTTTCTTTTTGAGCTTTTTCCCATTTTTCATAGTTCTCAGCACCTCTAACGGATCCTGTAAGCTCATTAAGCTCATTATCCTCAAAGGTATCACTTACTACAGGGATATATACACATCTACAGTTAGGATGGCGTGGGAGAGTAGGCTCCTCCCCTCTTTTGAATACTTTACCATTATCAGCCCTGCAATACTGGCAAGTTCTACTATCTCCGCCATTAGCACAGCGGTATCTAAGCTCCTCCACTCCAGTATCCTTATATACATCATCGTGAGCACAGTAGGTAACTCTCTTTGTTTCTGTCCTTGCTACCCTCTCAGCGTTATATCTGGCTGTATCTATGCCCTTATTGATCCTATCCGTGATCTGAGGTATTCCCTCTCCTAGTATCATACTCTGAGTAAGTCCTACACGGAGATTTCTACCCAGCCTCTCCTTATCCTGCCAGAGCCTATCTGAGAACATAGCACCGCTCCACGGATAATCTAAGGTTTTCTGTATCAGAGCTGGATTAAGCCTGTTAAAATTAGCCTTTACCGTTATGCTCTGCCCCAGATCGTATACCTGCCTTAAAAACTGATCCGTATAGATGTTACTAAGCCCCTGCCTAAATGTAATCTGCTCTTTCTGTCCTAAGGCTTTTATCTGCTCTCCGATCTGCTCAAACAATCCTCTACTCCGTGTGAGTGCTGATTGATTAGCATAGCTCCACTCTCCCCCAGCCTTCTGTACCTTTGATATGGTTTCTGTAACGCTGGCAAGGATCTCTTTCTGGCAACTAGCATAAATAGAGGCTAATACTTTCTCCATCTTAGCCTCATCCTCAAACGCTTTGAGATTATTTTTAAGTACTGCCTCCTCACGCTCCTTAATGAGCTTAGCTCTCCTCACACTGTCCTCATGGAGGATCTTTTTCTGCTCTGGAGTAAGCTCTGAGTAGGGAATACCGTACATCTTTGCTACTTCTTTGTTTACATAGCCTACATTAGCCACTCTATACACCTCCTTACAGCCTCATATAGCCCTTTTACTGTTCTGGCTGAGAAATTGTAGCCCCTTGTGCATTTAGAGCCTCCTGTGGGCTATTCTGTGCGTTAAGGTTAGGGAATAAGTTATTACTATCGGCTGTAATATTCTGCATAGAGTAAGGATCTGTACTCTGTCTATCCCTCTCCTTATCTGCATCCAGTTTTTCCAGCACTTCCTTAGGGTTATCAATGAATGGGAGTAAGCTAAGGAGTGTTTCTTTATCCACTTTTCCATCCAGCTTAGATACTGTATCCACAATCTCTGTAAGATTGTTAGGTACATTTCTACTAAACTCCACTTTGAGGTTAAGTACATCTACCTCACGCCCTGTATTTACATGGATAGGCACACTAAGCACTCTTACCAGCTCCTTTATAGCCTTTTCCATCTTTCTCTCTTTGATAATACACTTAGTTTCCAGCCCAAAGAGCTTAAATCTGATAGCTACACCGCTAAGATTTCCTGCAAAGTTCTCATCTGAGAGATCTGGTACAGCGGAAAACTTGTGGATATTCTTCTCCAGCCTGTTAAGATGGTTCTCTAATGCCTCTGTCTGGATCTCCTTTGTAACAAATTTCATATCTCCATTTTCCATTACCTCAATAATGCCCTCATCTTTGAGTTTCTGGATGCTATCATTACCTGCTACCATGTTTTTAAGCATTAAATAGGCGTTTCTAAATGCCTCAAACTCATTAGACACATCGGAGAGCACCTTATCATAGTCATTTACCAGAGTTTCTATCTTTTCAAGATCGCTCATCTGCTCCTCATTATTGTATACCGTGATAATAGGGATCCTACCGTAGATATGAGGCTTTTCCTCTACAAACTCATAGCTTGCAAACTGTCTAGCCCTGCCCTTACCTGTAGTAGCACAGGAGCCATCATCTACACACTTAAAGATCTCTATCTTAGTAGGGCTGTATACCTCTGCATAGTGGGTAGTTTTCTTAGTATCCTCTGTATCAATATCGTACAAACGGATCTTATAGGCTGGCTCCTTTGTTGAGCTGTTCTTATACACCACAATAAGATCCTCTGGGGATACTCTCATCATCTTAGTGTGGCTCTCCTCATCTTGATATACTAAGATATGGGATAAGCCCTTAATCATAGCCTCCTTACCCCACTCTATAAAAAGATCGTCTTTATCATTATCGCTACAGATCTTATCTAACTCATCCTGTACCGCTGTATCCTCCAGCTCTGTAAGATCTACTCCTACATCCGCTGGATCTGCCTCTACAAGTGCCTTATCCTTTTTAGGCTCTGTATAGTTAAGTACAATAGGATTACCCAGAAAGTAACCTACTGTGTTATCAATCGTCTGTCCGAAAAAGTCATTTACCAGCTTGTTATTAGGCTTGTTTTTATCTTTTCTCGGTCTGTTCTGGATCTTATGCTTACCCTCATACAGCTTTTGAAACTTTACATATCTGGGAGCGATCTTATTTACATGAGTATCTACCAGATCATTAAGAAACTCTGTACTAAATCTGCCTCCCTCAACTTCTACATTAAACTCTTTATCTATCGGTCTGCTAAGCTCTGCCATATTACTTATATCCTCCTTTTCTGCATAAAAATAAGCCCTCACTTATTAGGGCTTTTACACTAAATTCTAAAATCTTCTCTTTTAAGTACTCTGATCTCATTACCGCCATCTGCCATAGTCATAGCAAAATCTAAAGCATCAAATAAATCATCGTGATCCACCTCTGGAAATAACAGTAAGCACTCCTCCAGATCATCCATACCATCTCTAAAATATACCTTGTGGTTTTCAAAGTTAGCCGATCTCCTCATAGCTCTTGTTACTTTGTCCTTAGAGGTATTGATATTGATAATAGGGAGTAAGGATAATCTCCTAAGCTCCTGTGCTAAGGATTTCTGATAGGCTACCGTTTCCACGCCTATTCTCTCCACCATCGGAAACTTATTTCTACCGTAGTCGATAATGGTATTAAGCTGGGTATTAAAGGTTAATCTCTCTTTCACATAATCCAGTACATATACATTGTGATCCGCATCTACCCCTATTACCATGAGTACAAAATAATCTCCTTTATCCTGCTCTTTCTCAGATATTGCTAAGTCACAGCCAAAACAAAGCCTTACCTTGATCCACTGATCTATACCATCCTCTGTTTTAATACGCACCTTAGCGGTCTGAAAATCGTAATCAATCTTATACTCCTCGTAATATCTGAAATACTGAGCCTTGAAAATCTTACCCTTTGCCAACTCTGTATCATTTTGGTACTGCATATTAAAAATGATCTTACCAGACTGCTTAAGAATAGCCTCCAGCCTCTCTAAGCTAAATTTCTCCTCCCAGAGAGATACTTTCTTACCGTTTACCACTCTTATAGCTTTCTGGGTATTTACCACATAATCCTTACTCTTTATCAGATCCTCATACAGATCCAATGGGTTATATCGTGTACCCAGTATATGGATCTCTCCATCTGGCTCTAGTGTAGGGAAAAGAGAGCTATAAAACCACTCCTTAAGGTTACTCCTCTGCTTTTCTGTTCGGGCATTTTCCAGCCCTACTAAGTCATCGCCTATAATTACATCAAAGTGCTTAGAAATAACCGCTCCAGAGGCTCCTAGTGCTGTTAGAGTAGCCTCTTTCTTAATAATGCTCCTCTTATTTACAGTAAACTCTCTATCATTCCACACATTATCCTTACTGGTTTTCCAATCTCCAAAAATTCTAATAAGATCCTCATTTTGCTCAAAGTGAGTACGAACCTCTTTAAGAAACGCCTCCGCCTGTGTTTGTGTTTTGGATCCTATCATAATACGAATATTAGGATCTCTGAGGATCCTTGTAATACAATAATCCACATCGCCTACAGTACTTTTACCGAAACCTCTAGGGGCTAGATCCAGCGTGCTCTTACTATTCGATATGTTAGAGATAATACTCTTATGGAGATCCATTACATTTCTCTTTGTAATGTAGGTGCATACCAGATAATACGCTATCTCAAAATCTGCCTCCTGTATGAGGTACTTTATCATAGCATCTCTTTCTCTCTGATCCTGTACCTCCCCTAGCTTATCCTCTACTAGGGATACTACTTTATAATCTAACACATCCGCCTAACCTCCTTTCTACGCATAATAAAAGGGAGCCTGTTAGCTCCCTACATCGTTACCAGCTTGATAATAAGTACTATAGCTACAATCCATAGCGTAACCACATTAAACGCCTGTACATTCTTATAACGGTTACTCTCTGGCATAGCATTAAACCAGAGTGTATCTACTACGGATAATCCTACTACCGCTATGGTACAGAGGATAAATACCAACTTTAATAATCCTGCTACCATGTTCTACTCCTCCTCTCACGCTCCTTATACTCTGCCTCCTCTCTGAGGTCTTTATAAGGTCTACCACAATATCTACACCTCCAGCCCCAGCCCTTTTTATACGCTGGTTTATGC